GGCGTTTTTTTGCTCGCTCTTTGGCGGGCAGCTGCCTACCTATGTAGGTGGGTAGCGTTGTCGTAGTGTGAGGTAGTGACCTGCACTAACGACAAAGGCGAGCGCGTGCAACTATGCAGGCGTGCTATCTTTGCCACGCCTTAACATGGCACACACCACGGCACAGCGTGGTAGGCTGTTTGCTCCCAGCGGAGCGGGCGGCCACGACGGGAGGCAACCAGCCCCCGCGCGCTCTTTGACGTACTGACGACAAGGGAAAAAGGCGACCGCCTGCAACGGGATAGCTATACCCAAATGCAAGCGAACCAGCCGAAGAGGGGGAGATACACCCTAACGGGAGAGGTATGCCCAATCGCCTCGGCTGGCTGCCCAAAAAGTGCAAGGGGATAATACACCCTAATGGGTGGGCTGTGCCCTTCGCAATAGCGCTCACTCGGATAGGTATGCAGACGCAAAGGCGCTCAATTCAGCCCGCGCGCGCTCCTTAGATGAACTCAGGCTATTGGAGTGTAGCACCCTATGCGCTTCTATGTGACAGGCCTTACACAGCGCTCGGAGGTTGCAGGGATTAAACGCCAGCTCCTGCATATCAAGGGGGCGGCCTGCACACTCCTCGATAGGGCGTATATGGTGTACCTCGGTTGCTATCGTTGTCCTACCTTGCTGCTCGCAATCCTCGCAAACGGGGTGGGCTGATAGGTAGGCAGCTCGCAAACGACGCCAACGCCTTGAGTTCATCAGCCGGCTATACTCTTTAGTCCTGTGCCTCTTCATCTTGGAGAGGATGGCGTGTGCAACTGGAGAGGGCGGAGCAGTGGCAGGCGCAGGCATCATCGTGATGATGAGTACAGCCACCGCCCTCGTGATGAGAGTTCGTGTGATGAGGCTCGTGATGAGCCAAGTCCGCCCGCTTGTGATGAGTCGCTCGTGATTCGTTGAACTTGTCAAGCGCCCAACGCTCGTATGATTCGTAGCTCGTGATTTGCGACGGAGGACACTGCAAGCGCAGGAGCGATTCGTGGAGCAGGTCACGAGGAGCGAGTGAGTCACCAGTGAGTCGCTCGGCTCGGTCTGCATACTTGTCGTAGAGCGCTTGATAGTGCAGACGGATGAAGCGCTCATACCACTTCGGAGCATCAGCGTGCGAGGGCGTGGCCTGCTCGCCAACTATTTCCGTTTTGGACATACTTGATACTTGGCCATTAAAAAGAGCGAGAAGTACAGCCGTCTCCTTGTGGCCGTCCTTCTTCCTGCGTCGTCTGCGCCCAAACTCTGGGGCTTCCCAGTCCGCCAGAGCCTTGAATGCGTCTTGAATGGTTGTGTCGTCAGGGTCTTTCTCCCTCTGCTCTGCATCTTGGAGCAGGCGGATAGCCATAAAGACCGAAGCCTTAAACAGCTGGTGGTTGCTCTTGAAGCCGAAGTGCTTGCGCAGTCGTCTCACCTCTACCGCTGCATCTGCGCCTATCCACGTTGTGATTCGCTGGTACACTTGTCGGTCTTCTTGTGTTGGTACATTAGTAGACATATCTCATCGTAGTATATTAGTGTGTTGGGTGGTACGGGGCGCAGGCCTGCGGTGCACCACAGAAAAGTTCATTTTGAATTCCGAGGAACTTCTTATAAAATAAAACCGCACCCCCCTTAAATGCAAGGGAGGGCGGTCTTATTGGCTACCTACCGCGCCTTGGCGTGTGGTCTCTTATTATCTTCCAAGCCGAGCCTGCGTAGTCCACGTACTTCACATCCTTTTCTCCAGATAGGAGTTCAGGGCGAAGCATACGGGGGGTGACCTCAAACCTTGGGCGTAGCTGGTGGTATGTCCCTCGTTCTGTCCCTTGGACTATATCAATCTCTCGACTGATAGCGATCCACTCAAAGCCTGCGTATAGTCGGTGCAGTGGGTACTTACACCAAGCGAACGTACCAGAGAGCGCATACCCTCTGGTGGGCAAAGCTCCGTAAACTCTACCGAAGCAACGTGCGCGGTAAGCAGAGAGGAGATAATCATCGGAAGCCATTCTATTTGCACCGAACACCTCCGCAAGACTCTTCCCATCACCAAGGTATCGCAGGATAGATGGAGAAGCCGAGGGGACACCATAGCCTGCCGAGAAGTGCAGTTCGTCATCGAAGCTTTCGGTCGTCGAGTCGCTGAAAGTAAACCGCTCCCGTCTGTTCTTAGCTATGTCATCACCAGTACGTCCAAGGTAGTCTGAGATCCACATCGAGGGGGCTTGTGCGAGTACTGCACTGGGAACGCTCCACAGCTTCCACTCCGTGAACTGTTCGATATTGTCACCCTTCTTCTTGTAGAATGTGGGTACGCTGAACACCTCTAACTCTAAGTGGGTGAACCCTCGTGGAGGAAGCGGGATAAAAACACCGTCCCCCTGCTGGTCGCCAATGTTCCTGCGAGCGTGTGTTATACTCCCCCAGTTGAGTTTACTCTTATCCCCTCCATAGGAGAGGAACGGCACACTTCGTGTTGATCCTGCTGGGCCTGTCGTCCACATCAGCTCACCCGTTTGGCTGTACTGATTATATATGAGGTATAACTTCTCTCCGCTGGAGTTAGTCGCAGTCAGACTGAATGGGACGCGTGCCTCAATTAGCTGGTCCGTAAACTCCTTATTTGCCTTAGCCGAGTCGTTTATCCTCTTCGTGCCCTCTGGATCTCCGAGGTTGTAGTTTCGTCCTGACGAATTATTGGAGTACATCTTGAGGCGCTCACCCGTAACCTCGTTCATCTCCTGATAGAGATCTGAGCCAAAGGAGAGCAACAGAGGCATATCAAGACGAAGGCAGAAGTTAGATAGATCTCCGACATTCGGTATCTCCATAGTCCAGGGGGTTTTCTCGTTGAGCTTGAGTCCAAGCGGGCGCTCTGTTGAGTTCATCTGATCTCGATACCACTTGAGCATCTGCACATACCCTCGTATAGCTCCCTCCTCTTGCGCTGCATAGTTGTTGAACGACTTGGTGAGGTCGTAGGTGAGGTCGTTGAGGTCAGCTCCACTATCGTATATCACACAGTCCTCATCTACCAGCTTTAGAGCTTGGTTGGCATACACGCCATCACGTACACGCTTCCAGCCGTCTACCCTTGCATAGAACACACTGTACTCCGTAACCCTTGGACTAAGTCCTGCGCCAAACTTTAGGCTCTTCACTCGCCCGTGGATACTCTTAGGATTCCATACCAAGGAGTAAAAGCGCCCATCCTCACCGAGTGTCTCCGCCTCCACCTCCAGTATGGCAGGAGTCTTAGCTGTACCCATGAGCGGGTCCGTTGTTCTGAATCGCCAGCCGAGGATATTCTTCGAGGATACATCAGCTCTTCCTACTGCCACCCACGGGGCGTAGTCTTCAATCTTTGGAAGCTCCATACCCTTGCGTACGGAATCAAGGTGCGTGTATGTAGTCACGACAAGATTACCATAGCTCTCATGAAGAGACAGCTCACCATCATCTCCAAGCACCTTCATCTGGACTGGAGTAAAGGATAGTTGAGCATCCTTGTTGTTAAGCGTTGCCGCAGGGGTTGTGTTACCTTGTTCGAGAGAGGATATATCCGAAACAATGTACATTCCGCTGGACTGCTCTATTCGCAGGCTAAGCGAGCTAAGAACACGCTCAAGCACCTCCAGAAGAGACATCGGAGTGTCGCTGTCCTCGAAGAACTGAGAGGTATCTACAATCAGCCCCCTCTCTCTGCGCGAAATAACATCTCCGTTCAAGACTTCATCCTCGGCATCATACCTTGACAGCGCAAAAACCACATTCTTACGCAGGCCAGGAAGCACCCCCCCTGGTCCATTCGGAAAGCGGTGGCGCTCGTGCATCCATCCCTCGATACCCATGTACAGAATGATTCGAAGAAGATTCTGGAGTGACATCTTCTCCTGCACTCGTATCTGTGGCTCAAACGGCCTGCTGGTGACGGGTATTCTTGCTAATCGTCCAAAGTCATTAGCCTCGAAGCTGACAAGATACCCAGTATCTTGGTTAGCTGGCTCTTTGTAGCTCTCTGGATCAAGCGTGCCACACCAAAAACAATTACCATCCTTTGTCGTTGGATCAAACCTATCAATGCAGGCCTGCATCCACTGATCACTCAAAGTGCCATTCGCAGGTAGCTTCTCATCACCAAGATACATCAGCACGACCGACACGTCACCCTCGGGGGACTGCACAAGGTGACGATACCGCTGGTCCGCCCTCTCCTCCAAGAGAGAGAATGCCAGCCTACCCTTGACTACTGGAGCAAGGGCGTCGTCACTCTCCGTCGTCAGCGTCACCGCAGGAACGCCAAGACGCACCTCCTTTATCTTTGGGTAGCTCTTGGTTTCATCCGTGTCGGGATAGGCTATAAGGAGCGCCCACATATCTCCCGATACATCCTTGAACGAAGCTACGTAGTGTTTGAATGTCGTGTTACTCATATCCTTTCTGATTAAAGACCTTGGTGAGAAGTAGCTGGCTTTTTCCCGCAATGTAGTCCACGCTCCACGCAGGCCGCCTGCCAGCGAATAGGACTTGTCGGTAGACTTGCGGAAGAATGAGCCCCGGCAAAAAAAAAATTAAGCCGAGGACGAGGCCTGCTACGGCGATGATTAGTACAGCGCTCATAGACTATCTGATTACGTTTACCACATCAAGCAGGCGCACCGAGGTGACCACGTTCTCCCAGCTGTCGGAGATAGTGTTGCATGCATCCATTGCGGTGAGCTCTTTGATAAGCACCCTGCGAGCGGTCGTCTTGCCCTTCCCATCGGTAAGCCCTACGATGTAGTAGTGGTAGCTCTCTCCGTCTACATCAAGCCCCACAGCGTCAGTGACACCGAGGGGCTTGAGCGTCTTGATCTCCACAGCATCGGAGGTCATGTCGGAGAAGAAGTTTAACACCTTAGCCTCCGCTTCGGTGTACGAGAGAGCATCCACAAGGTAGCTCTCGGTGACTTTCTTGTCATCTAAGTTGCTGTATGCAACTCGTGCGAGGAATAGTTCCATATTGTTAGTGTATTACGTTAGTTGTCTGTACTGCAGGCCTGCAGGTCGTAGTCCTGTGTGATCTCATTGATGATCTCCATAGCCAGCTCCCAGTTGCGTGGCATTAGGCCTTCGGAGATGAGGCGAGAGAAGCGCTTAGTTGTGTAGGCTGGCAGGCTGTTCATTGTGACGAATACAGCGATGCGAGCCGTCTGAGCCTTGGTAGGCAGTCGCACCCGTCCATATCCGCAGCTCATAGCCAGCTGGCAGTAGTGCTGTGCCTTATCTAAGTCCTCACGACCTCCCTTCTTGTGGTGGCGAGCCACGTATTTAACTACGTTCCCCTGAAAGAAGTCCAAGCCTAATAGGCTGATCAGTTCGATTGGCTGGAAGCGCATATCCTTGTAGTGGCTTCCGCCTACCTGTGTATCGAGTACGTTCATCTGTTCAGTATTTGCGTTTTCGTTAACCTATTGCTTCTGATGTTGCTCGGACGTGTCGAACATCTCAAGTACGTTTGCTACGTACACATCCCATACATAAGCCTTCGCCTCCTCAATAGAGGCCTTCTTGATTGGGATAACATCGAAGTCCCGATACTCACCAATTCCGTAGACTAAGAAGCCTACGCCATCGAGGTGCTGAATGTAGAAGTCGATGCCTATATCCGTGCGTGTGACTATCACGCCACCTCGGTTGGTGTCTCTCCATTTGAGCGGTAGAAGCTCACGTTCTAATTGCTCTTTCGTCATAATCGTTAGTCCTTAATGCGGAGCAGTCGGCAGGTGGACTCGAGGCGTTTGGCTTCGGCGAGGGATTTAATCTCATCCACGCTAATATCATCGTAGACACTCAGCACTACTTCATACGGGGAGTACATGTGCTGTACGACATCAATTGTAGTTAGATACAGCACGGCACGTGTTCGACTTCCGTTATCATCAAATACCTCTCGAATTGTATAGTAAACATCTGCGTCTGCCGATATTTCCACAATCTCAGCGTAGTGGTCTATCACGCTATCTCCGTCCCTATCAAATGGGTCTGTGCAGTCCCACACCAGCGGGTTCTCTTTTAGCTGTTGCCTTACTTCTTCGCGTGTCATTTGATTATGCTTTCTACTATAGCTACGACCACTAAGATTAGCCATGATAAGACGAATGTTGCTGATGAGATCTTTAGTACAGTTGCGTAGGCGTTGAAGACCTTGTCGTCATCTTCGCCTTCACGCTCCCTCGCTCGGTCTACTGCTAAGACAAACGAGGAGAAGAGTACCAGCTCCGATACACCCAGCACTACTGCTGCAATGAAGCCTATCGTTTCTGTCATTTCTCCTCGAGGTTAAAGTGTGATAGTATGTTAGACCTGTAGTATCTATCAGCTGCCTGCTTAGCCTCCGACAGATGGTCATACTCGGCTTCATCAAATGTGGTTATCCACATTCTGTTTACCTTGATGATATACACCGTTTCATACGTTGACACCCAAGCGCGGTATGCCTTTCTGCTGGAGTTGTAAATTTCATGCCACTCAATAGGGCGGAGGGCTTTTAGTAGTTCTTCTCGTGTCATAGTTCGTTGTGTTAATTAGAGTGCGCCCCGCCGTCCTAGTCGCGTGAAGGTCTCGCGTGCGGTCTCCCGCCAGCGTGGCGCACTCGTGGTTAGTTACTTAGAGATCAGGACGAAGTCAAAGGGGGAGCAGTACTCGGGGGAGTCGGGAAATAGCCCCTTGTTTTGCTTGTGGGTGTATTCTTCCACCCACTTCCCTGCCTGTCCATAGGTTTCGAACTCACCGCAGATAGCGTCGGTAAGCCTATTCTTTACGATGTACTTCATCTTCTTTTCGTTTTGGTGGTTAGTTCTGTTCGTTGCGTTCGCTCTTTAGCTTATCGATGGCTTCTTCCGCCTCCTCCCAATCGCCTCCGAAGACGTGAGTGATGGCGCTCTGTGCGTTGTCACTTAGAGGCACTTCTTTTGCTATCTGCCGTAGCTCCTTTATTAGCTCGGTATAGTCCTTCGTGTCAGGTTCAAATCCGATAGATTTGGCTTCGCGGCAATACGCCAATGCCAAGGGATAGTTCAAGCGACTTTTGCATACAAGAGCTTCTACAACACCCCGAAGGGCGCTCCCACGGAAGAAGTCTAACCTATAAGTGACAAGCAGGTTGTCACACCACGCTCTCAGCCTTTCTTTTTGTTCTTGGGTCATAGCTGTGTGTATTAGTTGTCTTGCTTCTGTTGCTCCTTTCGGAGCTGGTGGTTCTGCGTGCGGAGGGCTTCATTCTCCTTCTTCACCCGCTCGAGTTGCTGGTGGAGGTCGTAGTTCGTGTTGCTCATGCTCTCCCGCAGGTCTTCCTTGGACGCTTGGAGTACGTCTACCTTACACTCTAAATCCACACAGCGGAAATAGAAGACCGCGAGCAACGCAACTGAGACAACGTAGAATACTAAGACGGTAGTGGTGAATGCTTCGATCGTCATATTCATCTTGATTAGTTATGCTTGAATAGTCGGTACACAAGCTCCACCTGCCACGCCCTAAGTTCTTTCTTTGCGTCGTCGATGGTAGGCATAAGCCGTGCGATGTCGTTCTCGGGGAAGGAGGTACGGCTACCGCTTGCGAGGTACTTACCTCCGTACTCCTGTATGTAGGCATCCAGCGGTAGACCCGTCTGCGCTCGGTAGTTCCCTTCCTCAAAGTCCGCCCATTCAAGGTCTCTCAGCTGTTCATCTATCTGCTCACGGGTGACCTCGTTGTTCTTTCTGTTGTCCCTGCGTTCGTACCACAGCGTTAGCGACACTGCTATTGACCATATGAGTAGACCGCTGCAAGCGATGATGAGCAGGTCGATGATGTTGTCTGTTGTCATATCTTCTTAGTATTTCTTGCCGTGCAGGGCAGGGCGTGTGGCGTTGTACTTGAGCTTGAGGTCGATGTGCGTCATAAGGTCGATGCCGAGGTGGTCGCAGAGATTTTCGAGGGACTTTATGGGAGAGAGGACTGATATAAATTCCTTGTCTTTGATAATGCCATAGACGGAGCCGCTAACGACAACAAACAATGCATCGGTCAGCATGTTTGGAGGGGTGTCGTTGTCGTATGCAGCAGGCACCATATCCAGCTCCTCCTGCGTCAAATCTACCCCCTTTAGCAAGCACCCCAGCAGATCAAGCAGGCGTATAACGGCGTCGGCTATCTCGTCTTGCACGGTATCCTTGACCATCTGCAGGAACGCTTGTACGAACGCTGCACCCTCAAGACCTCGGAGTTCCTCTATCTGCTCGGGCGTGAGATTGACCCACTTCCCTAAGCGGTCAGCCTCGATCGCCTCGTGAAGCTCACCTAAAGCGAGCATCAGACAATGATAGATGGTGTGCTTTTTATACCAAAAGCCTTTAGCCACCGCCCGCTGGTGGCAGTCCTTGGCGTAGCGGTTGAGTACGTCTGCGTTGTAAAGTCTGTATGTCATAGTCGTTGCTATTTGATGATGTGTGATAAGATGTGTTTGATAACCTCCACCGTCCACCCGTTGCCGAGCATCTTGTAGACTTGCGTGTCGGAGCATCCCCACTTGTACCAGTCGGGGATGGTTTGCAGGCGGGAGCATTCGGTGGGAGTTAGGCGGCGGAGCAGACAGCCTACTTTAGCCACGGGCTGTCCGCTGCCGTCGTTCCTCGCTCTTGCTGGTATGCAGGGGGCTTTGCCTCCAGCTGTCGGGCGGAAGCCCTGCCCATCCTTGTGCGTGCGCCAAGTGCCAGGAGTAATTAGCAGATTGTCCTTCGTGACGCTCGTCAGGCTGTTGCTCTTGTTATCCTTCCGAAGTTCGATCTGTTGCTCGTTATTGTCCCCTCGCCCACGCATGGCACATGCCATATTATTAAAGCTCCAACTATTGGAGGTCAATGTTGGCGATTTATCGGGGATAACTCTCGACTTTAAGTATCCTCGCCCACGTTGGTAGATGCCTATAAATAAGAGATCCATGTCGGAGTGATTGCCTCCGCTATGCCCTCCAGCAGTTAGGCAAGAAGCCTTGTCTTGCTGAGCCTTTGGCTTTAGCTTCTTGTCGAGCTTGACTACGTCTGATGCCTTCCCTTCCTGCGTAGTGGCTATGCTTTCAATAGCCTCCTCGTTGAGAGAGAGATTGCGCATATAGTATTTCTCGTCCACTTCATCGTCGAGGATGTCTCCGATGTAGATGCCTCGGTCTGCGGGCTGGGGGATGTCCGTGAGCAGCTCACCCCATATCCCCTCGCTCTTCGTCCGTATGTTGCTCCAGTATAGGCGCACTCTGTTCTGAGCAGACACCAGCGATGAGTTAATCACAACGGGTCTAATGCCGAGGCTGTCGTTTATCCTCGCCTCGTCTGCTGGACGCATTCGCACGTTCTCAAGGAGGTACTTCACACTGGGGTTTAGCTTCTGCACGTGGTGCAGGATGTCGAGGAACACCCAGTACAGCTTACTTCGAGGGTCGTCGTGTCCGAGCATTTTGCCCGCTAAGCTGAAGCCTTGGCAGGGTGAGCCAGCAAGAAGGAGATCTATCTCCTCCCACTCAATGTTCCACTCTCGCCACTTCTCCACGTCCCCGAGATGGATAGTCTCGGGGAAGTTGAGCTGCGTCTGTGCGATAGCGTGCTTGTCTATCTCGCTGGCGTAGTATCGTTCGATAGGCACGCCCAGCTCTCGCAGTGCTATCTGCCCGCAGCTCATCCCGTCAAAGAGTGATAGTACTTTCATTCTGCTGCTATTTGATTTATTTCTTCTTCCCGACTTCCACGTCAAACTCAACATAGTCGCCTTTCATGATGCTGTCGTAGGCTTCCTTTGGGACGACTGCCGAGTAACGATCATTACTGAATACCCCGTAGTCGTAAAACACCACCACATAGGCGGTATCTCGCCCCTCCATTCGCATGTGCTTCCCGACAACATTCCCAGCTCTGTATGGCGAGCTATTATTGCAGGAGACGCAGACGATAGAGATGATGGAAGCAAGGAGTAAGTGCTTCATCGTTGCTTATCTTTCATTTTCTCCAGCAGTTAAAAGCTGCCTATCTCTATCATTGATTTGGTGTTGATCGCCACCTTGATAGGGTTGTGGGTTCATCACGGGCTTCGTTCTGAGCGGGCGTGGCACACGCTCCATCGTGGCGGGCTTAGCCGTTGGAGCTTGATACTCGTCCTTAGTCATCACCTTCTCTGCGAGCTTGAGAGTGAAGTCATTTGCCTTGCCCAGCACCTCAAGTATCTTGTATTGCTGTTCGCTCACAAAGGAGAAGTAGTATTCTACCTCGACCTGTCTCTTGGAAAGGTCACGTGCCTCTCGCTTGCGGGTAGCGTCCATACGCTCAAGCAGTCGCAGGCGTGAGTGGAGCGTCCATAGGAGGTAGGCCATCACGAGCAGGCCTGCAGAGAGTAAGATTAGTAGTGCAATTGTCATTTGTCGAATAGTTTGGTAGGTGTTGCGAGGTGGTGGATAGCGAGGAGTAGTGCATCTCGCTCCTCTTGGTTGGTGCGAGCGATCTTGCTCTTCGGGAGCGTCAGATTGTGATGCCTGCATACTCCGAGTATTTCAGAGTGGGTGATCTTTCCATCTTGTCCTCTCCAGTGCTTGAGCAGTGGCTTTTGGCAGATGATCGGGAACTCTTTTGCCTGTATCGCATCTCGGAGAAGCTCGCCAACCATAGCGCACCTCCCAAGGTGGTAGCCTTTCTTGGCTACAACTCTGTGGTTATCTCTTGGTGATGCGTGCCAGTTGTGTGCGGTACTCCATATATCCTCGAGGACAAAGCGGTAGGAGTATTCCGTGTCGAGATACCTCTCGTCCTCTTCACATCGCCATTCATCGAGCAGGTCAAGCACTCTCAGGAATGGCATAGTATCAAGGTGAATAGTCCGATCGTTTAGATTGATTACAGCCCACCCAGAAGCCTCCGTATCGGGATCTACCCCGATAAGGAGAGACTTCTTTTGAGTTGGATTATCCATAAGCTTACACGAGTTAGGCCTGCGCAGCGCCCGTGGAGTACTCGATCTTCCACGCCTTGATTTCTGAATACCAAGTGCCGTTGTACTCGCGTCCATCGAGGTCGATATAGGCGGTTACCTCTTGTCCTAATCGCAGTGGGAACTTCTCGATAGTCTCACCGAAGAGCTTAATCGGCACTTTGCTGGAGAAGCGTCCGCCTGTATCAAGGACGAACACCTGCGACTGCCAGAGAGCACCAGTTGACTTACTTCTCCCCTGTATGAGTGGGCAGAGGACTGCTACTGTTCCCTTAATTTTGATTTCGTTGTCCATAGGTTGGTGATTAAATACTCGTTTTCGTTCTGTTCATTCTGTGGTCTGGCACTCCTATGAGCCGTACCTCGATGCAGTCTCCTCGAAGGCGTGATACAGCACGGTCTCCGTAGCGTTGAAGTTCAGACCATGGGAGGTTTGTGGTGGCGACGATAGGTGCATCTCGATACCCATAGTCGGAGCGCTGGTTGATGAGGTCCGCCAGACTCGCCTTGTTTCCATAGCGCTGGAATGTGGCAGGCTCACTGCCGAGGTCGCCTATGTGCAGCACCCGATAGTCCAGGGCGGTGTACCTGCCATCTGTGCTGTCCATAAGATCAGCCATGTGCCAAAGGGCGTGCGTCTCACCATTCCACAGGAAGGGCTTCATAGTGCGTCGGCTATTCACACCGTCGTAGAATGGTCGCTGTACACCGAGCATCTCGCTGAGGTCTCGCAGTAGAGTCACAAGGAGCGTCTTACCTGTGCCCGTCTCACCCGTGACGATTAGCCCCTTCATCGGGTCGTCTATCTCTGGGTGCGGTAAGGCGAGTAGCCAAGACACTGCTTTTGCATATCCGAGAGCCAGCGTATCATTGTCAAGCGAAAATCGCTCCTCCCTCAGCTTGCCAAGCTCTGTGATATAGTCAAGAGCATCGTCAAGTTTGATGCCTCGGTACGCATCATAGACCGATCGTGGTGGTAGGCCTGCCGTCCGCTCCTCTTTGATCTTCTTGACAAACTCCGAAGCGAGTGGGAGCGCACTCTCTTTTGGCCGTGGTTGCTCGTTACTCATTGCTATTGGTGTTTTGATGTTCTCCTCTGCTTCGTACCCTCTTGAGTACAGAAGCCTTGTATGCCTTCATCTCCTCGCTCTCTTCGGCCTGCTCCTGCTCCTTCTTTACTTCATCCCACATGTGGTTTGAGTAGTTCTGGGATGCAGGAGGAGGAGATGACGGCTTGGAGGCATGGTTGTCTCGATAGCACCCTCCCACGACCTTAGCGAAGTTGTCAGTCTTGACAAGCCACGACAGACTCGCCATGGCTCGATTGCCTCGTAGGAAGGTGGATGCCTTGGCCTCTTCCATCATCTTTCGGAATTGGGCTATTGCGTTTAGTGTGGTCGCCACCGTGGGTCGCTCCTTGGTGTTTCCGTCAGGTCGGTCGGGCATCAGTGCCATAAACAGCTCGTGCCCGTCTCTACAAATGGCCTGCGATAGGATGCTTGACTTAGCAAAGCCATCATCACCAGCAGTCGCCTCTTCATAGAGCGCCCTCCACGCCTTACCGAAGTCTCGCATATCTGAGTTCGGATACATTAGCGAGCTAACCATAGCGCGAAGCGCAGGGTCTTCTATCGCATCTAATTCCTTCTGCTCGCTCTCAAAGCCCCCTCTGGGGGTTGGGGGGATACTTTCATCTTCATCTTCTATTTTATCTTTTTCTTTTAGGGGGGTATTTACCCCCCCTATAGTCCCCCCCAAAGTAGAGCTGAAAGTAGAGGGCAAAGTAGAAGCGCCTTCTCTACTTTCGTCTACTTTCGTTTCTGCTTTCTCTACTTTTCTACTTTTGTCTGTTTTCCCCCCTACTTTGCTCTCTACTTTCGTTTCTACTTTGCTCTCTACTTTGCTACTTTCGCCTTCTACTTTTGAGCGATTGCGCTTAGCTTCGCGAGCCCTACCTAAGCCTTCTTTGACCGCTTGGCTTACGTTGTAGCTACGCTTCTTTGGTGTGGCTTCTTCGCCTTGCTTTTTATCCGCACCACCAAGATGTGTGAGGTGTGAGGTGAGGCGTGGTGAATAGAAGTACTCTACTCCATCCTCATCGGTGGCGATCTCAAACAGACCGAAGTCCTCAATAGTGGACCGCACGACTTCCGCCCTTGGTCGCTTTGGCAGGATGTTCGCCAGGCGCTTGGCGTTGTTTGGATAAGTGTACCCGTCTTCATCTTGCTGTGCGAGCTTTAGGAGGAGGGCGGTGTAGATGCCCCAGCCCGCCATCCCATGCTCTGCAGTCAGCGCTTCTATCTTAGCGTCCTGCATGGCGAAGATGTCGAGAGGTATGTATTTGTGCTTACACATAGTCTGGGAGTGTGAAGTAGGTGGAGTTGAGTGTGTGCCCAGAGATCAGTAGGCCTTCTTGATAGAGGTCCAGCAGAATAGGGCGGAGAGTATCGAAGTCATATCCGACTACTGAGGATAGTTGCTCTTTAAGTACGATCAGCGGTAGCCGTCTTTCTTCCTTGCGTAGCTGGAGGTGTCGCTGTATCGCTCCTATCACCTCGTGTCGGTCTATCTTCTTCATTGCTTTACTTCCTGCGCTCTACGAGCTTTCTCTTCCTTGAGCAGGATGAGCTTGTCTGCTGTATCTCCAGCCTTCTGTGAGAAGTAGCGGACCCGCTTATTTCTAGCGCGCATCTTATTCGTTAGGAAGGAGAGATACAGCTGGTGATTATGAATGTGCTGGTCCAAGTCTTGATCGCTGAGCTGTCTGAATCGTAGCTGGTCTATGTTGCGTTGCTTCATATGGTGGTTACTTCTGTCTTGTCATCTTCTGCTCTCTGCGTAGGCACTCTGCATACGCATCTACGTCGAGGATGAGAGTAAAGCGCTCATCCTGCAGGAAGGCGCTTGGGTACTTTTCTATTCTTGAGTTCAGTGCGCCACGCGACTTGATACCGAGGAAGCCGAGCACCTTGTCACGACCTGCGATATATCTCTCGGTGGGCTTTGCTATCTCCGTGTGCTTGTTTAGTGCCTCGCACACCGCAGATGAGATGAGAGCCTTGAGCTCTCCTTGGCTGAGGATGATTGCCGTGTCCATATCTATTCTATGTATCTATTGAGGCTCGGTCGAGGATTCGTGAGAGCTTCCTCGCCATGAGCTTTGCATTGCGTATCGCATTCTGCCACTTGAGATCCTTTGGGCTATTCTCGTATCCCTTAGTACCAAGTATCCGTAGCGTCCTTGCGATCACCACTGCATCGGTGTTGGAAATCTGTATCATTGGAGTTGTTGTATTTTGGAGATTGTCTACTTTGTAGCGCGCCTTGCCCTCACGGGTTTGTCGCGCTTAGATCGTTCATTCATTCGTTACTAACTCAGCTACACCCTCACGGGCTGGCTGGACAACAATAAGAGTATGTTACCACAGCCTTACGACCGTGGTGGGGTGACCGCCCAAATAGCGGTCTATTGTTCTACTTTGGTCGGTGCGCCTCCTAGCTGATGAAGACATAAGTAGTGTCAGAGGGCCTGCGCCCGACGCACCGACGTATTGCTTACTTTTTGTGAGGCCTTGCTCTCCCGAGTTTGCCCTCACGCTCTAATAAACATATCAAATCACATGGAAACAAAAAAAACGTTGTGGGAGCGGGAGAGCCTCTAAATTGACCGCCCGCTCCACGGATTGAAGAAAAGAGAATCTATCCGCTAATGTTGTCTGCCGTAGCGCTCGATAGCTCGCCACGTGTAAATTGAAAGCCCAAGGAGGGCTATGCCTGCGAGCTTCTTGAGGAGAAACTCCGATGCGCTAACTGCTGGCATCGTTGGGTGGTCGGTGTCTGAGACTATCAGCAGAAAGCCGAGGAAGCCTAAGACGCAAAGTGCGCCTGCTACCAGATAGGCAAGCGCTGTCTCTACTCTATTCATAGACGTATTTATTTGTAGTTACTAATTGTGTCGTCAGGAGGCTTCCGAGCCTCGGGTGTTCCGTGCCTGCCACGGCTTCGCCCTGCGCACATTAGGTCGCAGGCTAACGACAATGGTTAATCACTCGCGGGCCTTCCACCCGCAGATTATTTCGTTTCGCCATTGTTTGTATCAAGTATGTCAAAGATCGCTGTCGCTGGAGGGCTTAGCCTTCGGCAGAGGTGTTTGCGTTCAGTTCCTCAGCCCGCTTGAGCGTACTGTAGACTGTCACCATACACACCTTGTATTTTTTGGCAAGGGCTTTCTTTACCTGCCAAATTCCCCCGCCTTGTGACAGGAGTCGCAGGTAATCGGCCTGCATCTTGAGAGCGCGCTCATCTAACTTTTCAGAGTGGCTCTTAGGAACTCTTATTTCAGCCATATTGCAGGTGGTAGATTATCTTTATCTTTGTTTCAAGTTTTGCTTCAATTTTGAAGCATTTGGTGTAGCTCCTCTTGAACTACACTACAAAGGTATACAGAATTTCTGTACACACAAAATACTATGTACAGAATTTCTGCGTTATAAGATATAAGTCGCTTAAAATCAGCGATAAAAAATTTTCCTATGGAAGCCAGGGATGCCATAAAGTTGCGTGTACAGAAGTACATAGAACAGACTGGGGATGCTACGTCTGTACGTGACTTCCTTGTAAAGGCTGATTTATCTCCATCGTTCATCACTGGTATAGGGCGCGGTATAGGGCGCGGAGCAAAGGAGAAAATACAGAAAACCTACCCTTCGCTTAATGTGGGGTGGCTTGATACTGGAGAAGGGGACATGCTGAAAGCCGATGCGCCCATCACGCAGCCATCCCCAGAGAATAGCGTACGTCCCCTCGTGAGTAGCGACCGAGATTGGGTGGAGATACCCCTTGTTCCACACCGAGCTAAAGCAGGAGCGCTATCGGGCTTCGGCGATCCATGCTGGGAAGAAGACAAGCAGACGATGCCTGTGCTGATCGACAAGAGGCTGAAAGGAGACTACCTGCTCTTTGAAGTGTCTGGCGACAGTATGGACGACGGCACCAGTACAGCATTTCTCGATGGCGACGTGCTGCTCTGCCGTGTCCTTCCCAAAAGCGATTGGCAGTATGGTATAAAGAAGCGAGGGGAAACATACTGCGTCGTGGCGACAGATGCCGATGGCATAGTGCTCAAGGAAGTGGTGAACCACGACAAGGCAACCAACGAGATCACGTGCCATTCGCTCAATAGCCAATACAAGGACTATTCAGTGAAGCTCGATGATGTGCAGGGCATCTTCTACGTGGAAGAGCTCATAAAGCGCAGGTTCTAAAACTCATACCGACAATACAAAAACAACAGACCTATGAAACATCTATACTCAACATTCGTAGCACTACTGCTCATTCTTCTAACCTCTACAGCAGGATTTTCACAGCGCAACAACGCTAAGCAAAAAGACGTTATCACTCGAACGATAATAGGATGCACCCTTGGTGAGACCACACTGGAGCAACTAAAGGAAAAGATCAAAGAGCAGGGCGGAGAAATCCACAAAATAGAAGACGGCGAAGAAGGGCCAAGAGTACAAGTGCTATATGCGAATGGAGTGAAGTTTTTTGGGAAGATCCAAGACATTGTCATTTTAAAGACTGTTGATGGCGTTTTTTATGCAGTCGCCTTCGTTATAACCGAAAAAGATGAAGCTGACCGATTAAAAAGAAGCCTCCCAGATAAGTATGAGGGGTGGGAGAACACACACACCAATAGACCCTTGCAATCCTATGAAGGTGGCTACTCAGACTCAAGATCTTCGGTTATACTATCCTATTATAATGATAGCGAGTACAGCGAAAAGTTCAAATACGCCATACTCCTATATCTGGATAAAAAACTATCCAAGAAGTCAAGTGAAATAGAGAACTCCGACCTATAGAATAGTAGCCCAATTATATCGCATACTGTTGTTGCAGATCATACAACGACTCACATCAAAACCATTTCGTTGGCTTCAACGAAATGGTTTTACAATAAAATACGACACAACATGCTACCCATACGACGTACCTGCCACTTCCTCCTCGACAAGCAGAAAGGCTGGAAGGCTCTGCAAGTCCGCTACCGCATCCGCTATGGAGGTGGAAGTGGCTATATCACCAGTGTATATGTAGGCTACCGCGTTGAGCCAGACAAATGGAGCGCAGAGTCGGAGCGGTGCATGAAGAACACGACGCACGGAGATAGACGCACACCAGCTGCTATGATAAACCGCGCACTGCAGTACACGGAGGAAGCTATCGAGAGCGCATTTAACTACTTCGAGAGGGAAGAGCGACTGCCAACTCCAGAGGAACTCAAGGCAAAGTATAACGAGTACCTCGGTGAAGCGCTGGGAACGACCAAAGAAGCCCCCGCAAAGGCGAGCTCAGAGGACAAGCGCAAGATAGTAGCACTCATAGACCTATTCGTGGAAGCTGAGAGCGGGAGACGAAGCTGGAGCGAACGCCACCTGGCGAACATACGCACCGCACGTATGCACATAGCAGACTACTCGCAGTCGGCTACACTGGAGGATATTGACGAGAAGTGGGTGGCAGACTTCATCACGCACCTAACAGCAAAGCGAGGCCTGCTCAACGGCTCTGTAGACAAGACGCTCCGCATCCTCAAGAGCGCACTCTATTGGGCACAAGAGCAGGGTCTGTACGAAAAGGCTTACCGACGCTTCTTCGACGTACGTCTCAAGGGCATCGACGCAAACAGAGCCGAGGTATATCTCACGTGGGAGGAGCTGAGCCGACTTATGGAGGTAGAGCTACGCCTGCACTCAGAGAAGACAGCTCGCGACCTATTCTGCTTCCTTTGCTTCACAGGCCTGCGGTACTCGGACTTGAAGAAGCTCACCCACGACAACATCACAGAGAGGAGCATACGATACTACGCTCAGAAGACGGACCAGCTCATCGAGGTAGACATCAACGACCACGCACGCACTATCCTCAATAAGTATAAGGGAGAGGAGAGACCACTACCAGCAATGGCGGAGCAACGCCTAAACCGAGCGATCAAAAGCGTATGCAAGCAGGCGGGCATAGACGCACCCGTCACACGCCTGCGATACTCTGGACGCCAGCGCATCGAGGAGGCGCTTCCGAAGTACGAGGTCGTGACCTCGCACATCGGGCGTCACACCTTCGTCGTGCAAGCGCTCACCCTCGGCATACCATCTGAGGTCATCCGCAAATATACAGGCCACAAGACCGAGGCGACGATGCGCCCATACATCGCAATAGCTGACACCCTCAAGGCGCAGGAGATGGAAAAGTTCAACCGTCCGCTGCTATCCTCACAACGGACGCTTAGCGGACGGAAATAGGCGTCATCTAATGAACTTTAATTGCTCTTAAATGTACGGTTGGGGCAGGTGGATCACGTATGTAATAACAGCTTGCGCACCTACGCACACATTTAGCGGAAAATTAGCGTATCNGGATGGTGGGGCGTGACGCTTATATACCTACCTCTAAGGCGTAGAGGGAAGGCGTTTGCTCCCCTATTTCCTCGCAAATGAAACACTACTGGTATGCGGTGCGAACCTATATTGGTCAGCGGG